TACCGGCGGCTGGGGGGAGCCTTTATACCATTTATTTTATAGCAGGATGAACCGCTTTTTACAGCGTCCGGGGTGGGCGCTTTGGGGAGCTAGTATACCCGTTATTTCTGTGACGGTGATGGGCACAGAAGAGAAAACAAATACCGGCAGCATACCGATGCAGGAGGACGGCCAGATGAAGAAGAGCTACATTCGGGAAAAGAAATACCGGTGCGGCAGCGAGTACATGGCCGTTGGCGTTTATGCAGTGACAGATCAGGAGCACCGCAGGCGCGGCAAGAAGCACAAGGAGAGCGACCGGGGCCAGAAAGAGCGGAACAAGCACGCCAGCTTACGCCGCAAGCAGCGCAAGGCCATTGCGAACTTTGGCCGGGACGGCTTTTTCCTGACCGGAACATACGAAGAGTCCTATCTGCCGGAGGACTTTGCAGCCTGCAGGCGGGATGTGGAGAACTACAAGCGGCGGGTGATCGGTGCCACGGTAAAGCGTTTTGGTGTGAGCCGGGACAAAATACGGCTGATGCTATGGGCTGTGCGCAAAGGCGAAGCTGGACGGCTGCACATGCACGGCTTTGCCGAATGTGTGGGGATGGGAGCTGCCGACCGGCGGGAATGGCGCGAAATGCTGGAAGATCTGTGGCGGCGGCGCGTGCCGGGAACAGGCGAGTACGAGCCATTGGGCACCATGAACGCCGACCGCATGGACATGAAGAAGCTGCTGGGCGTGGACGGACAGGGCAAGAACGGGACCATAGGCTACATATACGGCCACAAAGAGCGGGCCTGCATTGAAACACGCAATCTGAGCCAGCCGGAAGAACTGGCACCCAGCGACACGAAGTGGAGCCGACGCCAGCTGCGCAAGGGCTGCACCGAATGCGCAGAAAATGCCTACTGGTGGGAGCAGCACTATCCGGGTTTTGAGGTGGTACAGGTGATGATCTATGACCCCGGACAGCTGTACGAAGCGGACAGGCCGCGGCCAGACGGATGGGAGGCTACCGAAGCGCAGGCGTATCTGATCCTGCGGCGGAGAGGGTTTGCGAAAGTTCGCACCTGACAGATAAAATTATTTTATTTTGCGTGTGATCATTGCGCGAAACGCGGAGAAATACACAAAATCAGCGTAAAAATGCGCGGACAGTGACGGAAACGGGCCGAAACTGCGAATGAAGGGAAATTTTGGAAAGCAGATAGAGCCGTGAAAGGCGGTGGACGAGTGACCAGACAGCAGAAGAAGGCTGTGAGAAAGGCGTTGCGGCAGTACGGGCGCAAGCAGAAAACAGCGGACGCGGCAGGCTGTGCGGCCGCAGGGCCGGACCCATGGGGACGGGTGATCCGGCAGGTGCTGGACTACTATGCCGAGGCGGACGGGACCTGTGCGGCTCTGCTCAGGCTGCGGTATCTGGAAGAGCGGCCGGAGGCGGAAACGATCGAAAAGCTGCACATTGGGCGGACGACCTACTACCACAAGGAGCTGGAAACGCTGAGCACGGCAGCGGTGTTTGCTGCAAAAGCAGGGCTGATCTGAAACACTGGGTGCGGATGCATCCGGTGGTTTTGTGATGCAACAACGATGACCGCCGCCAGTGGCGGAAACAGGGAGGAGTTGTTGGGGCCGTGGCCAGCAGGATGCAAGGCCCGCCCCAAGGGCCGAAGCAGACGCTGGGAGCCACAACCCGTACTCGCTGCGACGACCGCAAAATGTCCGCAGTGTTTTTGCAGGCTGTTTGGTGGTAGGCTGAAAGCAACAGCACAGGAAGGAGGGCCGGGCATGGCTGAGCGCAGATACTGCAAAAACACCGTGCCGGGCAGGCAGGGCCGGGGCAAAAAGTACCCGGCAAAGGTGCGGGCCGAGGTGGTAATGGCCATGATCGGCACAAACTCCATCTGTGCGGTGGCGAGAAAATACGGCGTGCCGGAGAGCACCATCCGCAGCTGGGTGGCAGAGGAAGCAAAGAAGCCGGACGGAGAATTTGCAAAAGCACGGGCCGAAGCGGCGCGGGAGATCGCAGCCAGAGCGGCGCTGGGCGCAAAGGCACAGGTGAGCTACCTGCAGCAGCGCGCAGCAGAGAACCAGCGCGCCGCCGAGATACGGACAAAGCTGCAGCAGCGTCTGGATGAGGATGCACGGGCCAGAAACTATGAGCTGGGCGTGCTGCTGAAGAGCGAGGAAGAAAACCTGCAGGACGCTGCCGAGACGGGCCTTGTGATACGCAGCGCACCGGGGACCTACGACCGGCAGCTGACGGACGAAGAGCGCACCGAGCTGGAAAAGCAGCTGGAGCGATACGAGAGCCTTGCCATGAGCGACAAAGACGCGGCCAAGGTGACAGCGGTATTGCTGACAGCAGCAGAAAAGGCTGCGGCACTGGTGCCGAAGGACGAAGGCAGCGGCCAGAGCGCGGCCCCGGCGGTGCTGATGGAGCGGCAGGACGAGGGCGGGCAGCAGGAGGTGGTGCTGGATGGCAGCGGAACTGTATAAAAATCGGCTGGTCATCTGGCGGCCGCAGCCCAAGCAGGCGGCCTTTATGCGCCGCAGCGAGGACGAAGCGCTGTACGGCGGGGCAGCAGGCGGAGGAAAGAGCGATGCACTGGTGATCGAAGCGCTGCGGCAGGTGGACATTCCGCACTACCGCGGGCTGATCGTGCGGAAAACCTACCCGCAGCTTTCGGAGCTGATCGACAAGACGATGCAGTACTACAAGCCGGTATTCCCGAAAGCGCGGTACAACGCCTCCAGCCACGTATGGACCTTTCCGAGCGGGGCGAAGATCTACTTTGGCAGCATGTTCCGCACGCAGGACAAATACAACTATCAGGGCAAAGCCTTTGATTTTATCGGCGTGGACGAGCTGACCCACTTTACCTGGGAGGAATACAGCTACCTGATGAGCCGCAACCGACCTACCGGGCCAGGCACGGCAGTGTACATGCGGGCCACGGCAAACCCCGGCGGCATTGGCCACGGATGGGTGAAGGCACGGTTCATTACACCGGCACCACCGGGCACGAGGATGGTGCAGCTGGTGGATGTGAAAAAACCGGACGGCAGTGTAGAAAAGCTGCGGCGGACAAGGGTGTTTATCCCGTCCACGGTGTTTGACAACAAAAAGCTGCTGGAAAACGACCCGGGATATCTGGGCACGCTGGCAAGCTTACCGGAAGCGGAAAAGCAGGCGCTGCTCTATGGCGACTGGGACAGTTTTAACGGGCAGGTATTTACCGAATGGCGCAACGACCCGGCCCACTACGAGGATCAGCGGTGGACGCATGTGATCAAGCCGTTCCGCATTCCGGCACACTGGCGCATCTGGCGCGGGTACGATTTTGGCTATGCAAAGCCTTTCTCCGTTGGCTGGTACGCAGCGGACGAGGAAGGACGGCTTTACCGCATCAAGGAGCTGTACGGCTGCACCGGCGTGCCCAACGAAGGCTTGAAGATAGACCCGGTAGAGCAGGCGCGGCGCATCAAGGAAGCGGAGGAAAACGACCCAATGCTGCGCGGGCGGCAAATTACCGGCGTGGCAGACCCGGCTATCTTCAACGAGAGTCAGGGCGAGAGCATTGCGGCCATGCAGGAAAAGCACCCGAATTACATCTTCTGGACACCGGGCGACCACACGCGACTTGCTGGCAAGATGCAGCTGCACTACCGGCTGGCATTTGACGGCGAGGGCAGGCCGATGTTTCAGGTATTTGACACCTGCAGGCATTTTATCCGCACCATTCCGAACCTTGTGTACGACGAGAGCCGGGTGGAAGACATTGACACCACCCAGGAAGACCACATTTACGACGAGTGCCGGTATGTGCTGATGGAAAACCCCATCAGCCCCAGAAAGACCGAACCGGTGCAGCCGATGAAAGATGACCCGCTGGACATGGACAGACGCAAGAGCCGGACGCGGGTGATGAGGGTGTGAAACGATTTGAATGCCCACCGCGTGCGCTCTGGGCATATGCAGCGGAATTTGATTTTAATTTTTCGCATTTGTCGCGGCCTGCGGGCCGCTCCGAATGCATTTTCACGAGAAGAGACCCTAGCGATAAACGGCATCAGGAAAAAGGAGCGGGAACGTGGACGGAGGAAAATTTGAACAATTTATCAAGCACTTCGATGAAGCACCATTGGTGGGGGAAAACGGCTTGACGACAGAGCCGGAACTGCCCGCACAGCAGGTGATCGGGGAAGAGGACATCCGCAAGGCAAACGACATTTTGCAGAAATACAAGGCCGGAAAAGCAGCCCTTGACAAGCGCATTGTGGATAACGAATTGTGGTTTCGCATGGGGCACTGGAAAAATTACGAAAACAAGGAAATGCAGGGAAAGCCCAAGCCTTCCAGCGGATGGCTGTTCAACAGCATTGCCAACAAGCACGCCGATGCCATGGACAACTACCCGGAACCGAACGTGCTGCCGCGGGCAGAGGACGACGAGAAAACAGCAAAAGCGCTTTCCAAGATCCTGCCCACGGTGCTGGAGCAGTGCGACTACGAGACCGTGTACAGCGACACATGGTGGCGCAAGCTGAAGACCGGCACCGGCGTGAAGGGCGTGTTCTGGGATCCGGAGGCGCGCGGCGGGCTTGGCGAGATCTGCATCCGGAGCGTGAACCTGCTGATGCTGTACTGGGAGCCGGGCGTGGAAGATATTCAGGACACGCCGCATCTGTTCAGCCTGAGCCTTATGGACAATGACCAGCTGGAGGGGCGATACCCGCAGATGACCGGACACACGGGCAGCAGCATGGATGTGGCAAAGTACATCCACGACGACAGCATTGACACCAGCGACAAAAGCGTGGTGGTGGACTGGTATTACAAAAAGGCCCTTGAGAGCGGGCAGACGGTGCTGCATTACTGCAAATACTGCAACGGCGTGGTGCTGTATGCCAGCGAGAACGACCCGCAGTATGCCCAGCGGGGCTTTTACGACCACGGGAAATACCCCTTTGTGTTTGACCCGCTGTTCCGGGAAGAGGACAGCCCGGCGGGCTTTGGATACATTGATGTGATGAAGGACACCCAGACCGCCATTGACGAGATGAACCACGCCATGGACGAAAACGTGAAAATGGCTGCAAAGGTCCGTTATGTGCTGAGCGACACAGCGGGTGTGAACGAAGAAGAACTGGCCGACTTTGGCAAGGACATCGTGCACGTGGTGGGCAGGCTGACGGACGACAGTTTCCGGCCTTTGCAGACCAATGTACTGAGCGGCAACTGCATCAGCTACCGGGATGCACGGGTGAGCGAGCTGAAGGAAATCAGCGGCAACCGGGATGTGAGCCAGGGCGGAACCACCAGCGGCCTGACAGCGGCAAGCGCCATTGCGGCTTTGCAGGAGGCGGGCAGCAAACTTAGCCGCGATATGCTGAAAAGCGCGTACCGGACGTTTGCAAAGGAATGCTACCTTGTGATCGAGCTGATGCGGCAGTTCTACGACGAAGAGCGGGTATACCGCATTACCGGCGAGAGCGGCGGCGTGGAGTATGTGCCGTTCAGCAATGCGATGCTGCAGGCCGTGCCCGGCGGCAATGTGGGCGGTGTGCAGCTGGGCGACCATGAGCCGGTGTTCGACATTACGGTAAGCGCGGCAAAGAAAAGCACTTTCAGCCGCCTTTCTCAGAACGAGACGGCAAAGGAGTGCTACCAGCTGGGATTCTTTGCACCGGCCAACGCCGATGCTGCCCTTGCTGCGCTGGAAATGATGGACTTTGAAGGCATTGAGAAGGTGCGGGAGAGGGTGAGCCAGAACGGCACGCTGTACCAGCAGCTGCAGCAGATGGCACAGCAGATGCAGAAGATGGCCGCCATCATTGACCAGCAGAACGGCACCAACGTGAGCGCAGCAGCCAGCGCGGCCGGACAGGCTGCCGGTGCTGCCGGAACAGGGGGCGGCGGGACCGCGGACGCGAAGAGCACCACCAACAGTCTGGGAGATGTGGTGGGCGAAAGCGGGAGCAACAGCATGGCGACCCAGGCCGCAAAGCGGGCCATGGACGTGAACAACCCGAACAAGTGAAGGAGGAACGGCATGGAGCTGAAAGACACCATCGATGGCATGATCAGTAACGACTACCGGGAACGCTTTAAAGCGGAGTACCGGCAGACGAAGGAACGGTACGAAAGACTGAAAGGGTTTTGCAACCGGATCGAGGCGGCGGAAAGGACCGGAAGGGAAGAGCCGAGGCATGATTGCCCGCTTGAACTGCTGCGGGAGCAGCAGAAACGCATGGGAATGTATCTGGAAACGATGGAGATCCGGGCGGCGATCGAGCAGATCGATCTGAACAAGTGACCGGGGAAGGAGAATAAAATGATCACCATTATTTACGACGAAAAAGGGAAGGACATGAGCCTGCAGGCATCGGGACACGCGGGCTATGCGCCGAAAGGACAGGACATTGTGTGCGCGGCGGTGAGCACACTGATGCAGAGCCTGGCTTACAGCGTGGATAGCGGCACTGTGACCTGCGACCCGGGCGGGGACAACATCCTGCGTGTACAGGCGAACCGGAGCCTTGACACTCTGGCGAAGTTTGAGCTGGTGATAGATGGGCTGTACCTGCTGGCCCAGCAGTACCCTGAGAATGTGCAGCTCATGAACCTGCATGCAAACGATGCAGACAACATGGATCTGCAGTTATTTGGTGACGGTGCAGCAGCTGGCAGTTCCGGTGACGGTGCGCAAGCTTCAGAGGGCGAAAGCAGCCCGGTGGCACCGCCTGCCCTGCGGCCCGCACAGGAGCGGCTTGCGAAGCGCAGCAGGCCGGGCAAAGCAGCAAAAGTGACGACAGAAAAAACCCTTCAGCCGCCTGCGGGCGGCAGCTCCCTCGATGAGGGAGCCAAAGTCGATGCCGAACGGCTGGCGCAGGAGGAAGCTGAACCGGACAAGGGCAACGAGCAGGAGCAGGGCAGCGAAACCGAAGAAAACGTGCAGCTGACACCGGAACAGCGCCGGAATGCCTTTGCGAAGGCGATGCAGCAGTACCCGGAAGAGTTTGAAGAGGCCATGCAGCATGCTGCGCGGATGGCGGTGCAGAGCATCCGGGAAAACCCGCAGCTGAACGAGCTGGGCAAGGTGCTGGCCGAAGCCTACGGCATTGACATGAGCAACATGGACGGGCTGATCGATGCCGTGAAAAACGGCCGGGTGAAGAACGATGAATATTATGAAACGCTGGCGGCGCAGCGGGGCATCAGCGTGAAAACCGCGCGGGAGATGGACCGCATGGAGGGCCAGCTGCAGCGCGCCAATGCTGAAAAGCAGCAGGCCGAACAGCAGCGGC